CAACCAACGAGCCGTTGGAGAATCAGCCAAAGGAATCGGCGCGGTGCTTGTGCTGTTTTGCCAAATATAAACAAACCCATCATTACCAGGCGTTAGCACAATATCATCGCCATATCGATCTATCGCCCAAATACGGGGGAAATTCTGCTGCACCGAGAAGGTTTTACCAGTGCCATAATTGCCAACGCTATAATTTCCACCACTATATCCGTAGCCTTGTGATGCGTCCAGTTCGCCATCGGCAAGCTGCTTCTGATAAGTAAGGTTAGCGCCACCGCCGCCCGAAACTGAGCTAGTAGCCTCTGTTGCCGTCAATACATCAAAGGTGTTGGCCGTAACGCCACGCAAGATATGTTCGATATTAATAGCGCTGGTTCCTATACCGCCAACCGCAGCGGAACCGAATATCCTGATTCGATCCCCGTTCTGCATTCCATGTGAGTTTTTGGTAATAGTTAGCACTTTGGTTTTTTCAATAACACCAGCCCCACCGCCAGAACCAGTAGAGGTTGCAGAAGTCGTAGGCACGATGATTGTAAAGCTGTTGGCGTTAACAATAGAACGCACAATATGAGAAGCGTTCAATTCAGTGTCAGGGATGCCGTTAGTAGTAGTCGCCCCCGCAAAGGTAATAGTATCACCTGCAACCAAGTGATGCGCCGTGTGGGTAACCGTAACGGTTTTAGAGCCATTGGTAGTGGCCAGAGGGTCAGCGCCTAGCGTGGTATAATTCGTTGCAGCAGATGCCGCCGCCGTAACAACGGTAGGGCGAACCTCCTGTATAGTAGTGCCGCCGCCTGTCGTGGTAGAAGATGCTGCGCTTGTTGTGGTAAAGGTGTAGGTGTCGGCAGTAGGCACACTAACCACCGTATGGGTTCCGTTTAACTCCGCCTGTGGAATACCGCCAACCGCACCAGAAACATTATAAAGCGTAGCTACGTTGCCAATCGACATGCCATGTGCAGTGCTGGTGACAGTCACCGTAGTAGATAGGTTGGTTACGGAAATAGGGTTGCTTCCAAGTGTTGACCTAGCGTAAATGAGCGGTGTTATATTGTATAAAGCCCCATCCTGGTAAACATAAAGACGGGTATTAGAACCAACAACAATCCGATCCTTTGCAGCGCTGGTATAGGTGTATATAGACCTAACACCACCAAGCAACGTTACATTTGAGGCAGAGCTAGAAAGAGCTTGCCAACCCGCCATCTTGCGAATCTTACCACCAAAAAAGCGACAAAGCTGTGTTTCTGTCCAATGGAGCGTGTCTAATTCTGTAGAATCCGGTGAGGGATTCGTGCCAGGCATTACAGAAATATCAACTCGCTTTCTTTGCGCCATTTCATTCCTTATGCAAATTGCACAATATTGGCATATGCCGTTATAGTCCCGCTATTAGCCCCAGAAAGAGTAGCTTGTGTTTGTGTGGTGGAATTCAGACCCCATTTCACGCAATCGCCAACCTCTACCACAGTCGCGAAACTCGTAGCCGTAACCCCATAAGGAATGCAAATAGTTTTTGCTAATGTCACTGCTGTGATCGAGTCAGTTCCAGATGTTGATGGGCTAGTAAAAGCAACGCTACTAATCTCCTGACTGACTATAATCCCAGGAGTAAGCTCAATAACGATAAGATTTAAGATGCAAGCCGTTGTTCCTACTCTTGACCAAGCAATAGTAGTTGCATTTGTTTGACTATAAGTAATACCATAATCTTGAAGAGAACCGCCTTGTACATCGGTGGTGTAACCATTCCGTATCAACAAGGTATTTAACGGGGTAGTAGTGGTGATCGTCACAGTTCCGCTTGTCGCGCTGCCAGTTGTGATAGTGATAAACTGTGGTGCGCTATTAACCCCTGCCATTCCGCCTCCTAAAATCCCTAATAATGTTCCAAATAATGCCATAACCTACCTAATATCAAGGTTAGGGTATACGCTCCAAGTAGTTCCGCCGTTGCGGGTCTCTAGTCTAAGTTTGTCTGTAGCTGCCGCCGTAGTAGTCAACGTTACTGCAGCATTCCCAACGGTCAAATACACCGCGCTATCAAGTGTCAGCGTCCTGCCACCAGTACCATCCTGGATCAATTCTAACGTCAAGAACCCACCAGAACCCGTTGCGGGAGGGTTGCTAATGGTTATACTGGTGATATTTCCCGTGAGCGTGCCATATTGCCAATGTCCGTTAGTGTAATCCACCGCGACAGCGCCGCTGATATTGCCTAAGCTATAGACGCTTTCCGCCGTGTCTTTCATCTTGGCGCGTGAAAGTACGTAATCCGCAAAGTTCATATCGCCAATACGTGTCTTCAACCAAGAGGGGATATTGGTAAACCACGCATTAAGCGTAGTTCCCCATGTGTCAGCATCCACCGGGTCATTGACCGCTGGCAATACTACTGAATACTCACCATCTGTTACTGTTGTAGACATCTATGCTACCCAATAGTTATATTCGCGGTTATTATTCGCCTTGACTAATTCATTCCACTCACGCCCGGCCAACGTTTCAAACTCTTGGCGCTTAACCTCGTCATGCAAAACATCACCCCAGAAATCAGCAGAGGCTTTGTAATAAATCATGTCTTCGCTTTCATTATCCATCCAGACCGATGTATCAGCGTCACCAGAAGGGTAAGAGGTATCTTTCAAAATATAATCCACATCCAGCGTGTATTCTTGGTCTGCTGTAGGATAAAACTTTAATGTGCTTCTGCCGTATAGAGCGCAGTAATACGGCGCATCCGTAATATTTGTATCAGTAGCCCTGCGTTTTAACTCATCATAAGAAAGCATCTCTATACCGTCGGGGTCACACATATAAACCCCACCACGCAGCACCCTAATCCGTATTAGCTTTGAGAAATTGCTAGGTAGTGTAGTAGTAGAAGCAGCAGCGGCTAGAGTAAGGCTTGTTGAGTTGGTTTCTAAGAACCAGAAACGTCCTTTGCGTTCGTAGAACTTAATGGCGGCCACAATCTTCTGATCGACATACGTAGAGAATGTAGAAGAATCCCTTTCGGAATCATTCAATATTCTGTTACGCATAGTCGAAAGCGTGACCGCCATAAGCTATCCCTACACTACACCAACGCAGTTATACGTCACTTTCACAAAGATCGTTCCGCTAGACGCGCCTGTAGCAACAGCAGAGGCAACCGTAGCCACTACATCCGTAGCAGAGGAATAAGTTGACCCGATGGTTGCGCCGTTACCGCCAGCTGTGACATAAGTCAAAGAAGCAGCCGCAATGCCCACGCTAAATGCTAACATGAAGCCGTCAGCGTCACTGCCATCGCCTACCGAAATCGTAGCCGTTGGAGAAACGTGAGTATCAAGCTCAGGGGAAACCCAACTAACATCCAGGACTTGCGCCCCTTTTGGAATGAGGTTGTCCCAGGTGATTGTATCAGCAGCAACCAACGCACCAGTTAGCGCGTAAGTCCCCACCGAAGTGTATTGTTGACCAGCATCCCAACGTGGGGAAACTAGCACAGTTCCGGTATAAGCAGTCATATAATAACCTACACTACATAAGTTGTTGAAACAATTACGCCGTTATCGATGCTGTTGAATTGCGCTTTCGCAATACCATAAACACCAACAATAGCAGTACGTTTGTAGAGGTTCACATCCTCGAAATCTTGCTCGAATGAGAATCCAGCGGTAGGAGAAGAACCACCTGCATAACCTTGACCGAACGCGATAGCACCAGCATTTTTACCAACCAACATGGAGCGGCGGGTATTGGTTTGCTGTGCAGACGTGCTAGAGTGAACGCCATAAGGCATTTTATCCGTAGCAATAATGCGGGTCATGTTATAGTCGATAAACTCACCTTCCAACTGAGCATCATTTACGCCACCAGCGAGCTTGTTATAAACAAAGTCACGGTATTGGAATGGTGATGTGGTGTCTTGCCAGAGTTGACGGAAAGTATTGATATGTACATACATCTTGAACTTAATCGCACCATCGAAAGGCGTGATATAAGGGCGGTTAGTACGAGCGCCATCAATCATCGTGTCAATGAGTGAGAACTTCATCGTAGCGGTAGTGTCAGCATTAACGGCCTGGTCAGTGGTCAAGCTGTTAGGACGAACAATACGGCCAGTTCCAGCAGGAGCTGTTGCAGCATTTAAGCCAGTCAACACCAGGCGCTCATCAGAGCTATAAGTGCTACCATCATAAGCTAGTGATACAGCTGTGTTACCAGTTAATTGGTTGATTGCAGAAACCGTCATGCGCTCAACAAACCAGTTTTTCAACACTTGGTAAGTATCTTCTTCAAGGTTGAATGTAACGCGTTGCTGATCGATAGAACCTTTATTTGGGTTCTTCACAACTTCACGCACTTGGTTAATGAGTACCGTATCTTGGTAGTACGTCAAAGACTGTTCATTACCAGTCGCAGATTGCATACCAACCAAACCTTTAGAGGTAAGGCGGTTCAAGAAGTGATATTTAACCTCGTCACCGCGACCCATGCCGCCAGTTTTAGAGAGGTCATCTTTACGAATTAGTGTGCCGTCTTTTACTAATTGACCGACCATATTCTCATCAGAGATAGAGTCGTAAAGCATCCGTTCTGCCCAAACCTTTCTGGTTTGTACGTCAGAGGTGCTAAATGAGGTGGGAGTTCCGACCATCGTTTTAATCCTTTGATAAAGTTGATTCGTTGTTCAAACATCCACTGTTTAAAATACGAACCCCTTATCGTGGGATTAACCGATTGCACGTTTCGTGTGCTATCCGTACCGCGCTATCGTGGCGGCCTATTGGTGGATGTAATTACTATAACATAAAAACATCCACCGTTGCAAGTACTTATCTTTTAGCGTTTTTAGTAATACCATCAAGGATAGCCTGAAATTTAGCCGGATCAATAGAACCGCCTGGACGATTCTGCAAATTCTTAACTCCTTGCGGCGTGAAGTATGACGCAGGATTAGAGCTTATAGGAGCCGCACTAGCCCCTGGAATACTGCCAACACCGCTGGTTTTCTTGATATTCTTCTCAATAGCATCGATATTCACACCATTAGTAGGCTTTCCACCTTTTGGCGTGTAGCCGTACTCCAACGCTATATCATAAAACTCTTTCGGCACGTTCTTGCCGCCTTGGTAGAAAGAAACCGCCATAGCGTTCATAATGCTGTTGGTTGCATCCCTCGCTTTCGCTTCATCACCAAGCACTCGCAGGTTTTTCTTGTATTCAGCTTGAGCAATGTGATTATAAGCAGCGTCCAAATCAGGCTTTTCTTTAACCGCAGCAGAATATTGTTGAGTCACCTCAACTTTGAACGCCGAACTACTGACATCAACGGCCGTTTTATTGGTTGCATCCTCTAATTTTGCGTATTTGCTTTCTAGTTCTGCAATTTTAGCCTTATAAAAGCGGTCTGCTTCCGTATCTAGTGGGTCAAAACCTGTATTTACTTCCTCTTTCTGTGGTTCACCTGATTCTTGCTGCGCATAAATCTCTAGTGCACGCTTAATATTGTCGTTTTCCGTCTTGTACCTAATCTTTTCCTCACGTTCTGCACGTAGTTTAGCTACTTGACGCTTAAGAACAGACACCGGAACCTGACCGTTTACCGCCTCAATCACATCAGAATCATCATCACTTTCTTGTTGTGGTTCTGGTTCTGGGGCTGGTGGTGTTTCTTCCTCTACGGTTTGTTCTTTTTCTATAATTGGCGCTTCTGCCTCTGCTGGTGCTTCCCCCTGCAATTCTGCAAGGTGTTGGTGGAATGATTCGGGTGAACTCAGGATTTCTTTATCAGTCATAGTCTTTGCCTCTTTAAGATTTTAGTTATTAGTCTTCGTTAGTCTCGGATGCTTTGTATTTTAATAAATCAGCGCGTATTTTCATACGTTCCACCTCAAGTTTATCTTGCTCAATAACCAGCTTTTGAGCATCGATTTTTTGTTGACGCATCTTGTACAGCCACTCAGGATCTTGTTGTTCTTCTTCGCCATCACCATCACCATCCTTACCTTGACTCAACTCCTGTAACTTCAACAGCGTTTCCATTTCTTTAAGCTTGGCATCTGCAGCGTTTTTATTGGCTGTTGACATCTTTTCGGCAGTCTCAGCTTGCAATAATGCAATAGCATTCGGATCTGGTTCCGGCGCAGGGGCAGGTTGCATCAACGCAATAGCCTGGTCTTGTTGCTCTTTAGGTAATGGTGAGAACGGCATAGCAATGGATAACGCGCCAGCAGCACCAGACGGATTGATACTCACCAGCATTTGTACCAACTCAATCAGCTTGGTAAAAATTTCAGCTTTTTCGTTTGGAGTTTGCGGTACTTCACCTAGTTCTATGTCGTATTCTTGCGCAATGTCAGAGCTTTGGAGTTTCACATACTCTTGGTCTCCTTTGCCTGTCAAATTCTTAATGGCACGGCCTTCGTTTGATTCGGCCAATACTCGGCACATATCAATCTTAAGTTTAGCCTGGTCTTTCATGAAGTAACGGTAAGCATCAAAATACACAGCCAACACAGCCAAACCACTACGAACAAGCTGCCCTTGAAGTAACCCCGTCATGTTTTTAGAGTCAATCTCACCCATTAGCGAAGGCGTAACCCCGACCACTTCCATGATTGCAGACATGGCAAAGCTAATCATTTCCATCAGACCATCTGGCATAGGAGGGATTGGTTTAGGCATTACCGTGCCAGTCTTACCATCGGCAATAACCGTAAGCATCTTAGATTTAAGCAGGGAATCCTTAAAGCCCTTAATATCGGTGGTTGAGGTTTCCTCTATCATATACCCACCCATCGGTATAGATGAGAGGAAGCCTTGATAATCAGACACCGCTTTGTTGAGTAAGCGTTGCGCGTGTTTCATTGAACGGATCAGGCCATAATGTGCCTGTAATGTCTCGTCAAATTTGCCCGTCATGAACTTGATAGAGAAGCCCTTTTGGCTAAAGTTTTCCTCTTTATCCACCACCGTATTACCGATAATCTTGGCGCGGTAGTAGCGATATTTCTTTTGGCGTACCAGCTTAATATCAACACCGAAATGCTTTAGTTCTTCGATTAGATCGGCACGTTTATCACCCTCGACCGTAATCACGCTATCTTCTAGCGGGTCAAAGCCGTACTTTTCCTTGGCAATCTCAAGATAAGCCACTAAAGCAGGGTTAGGTTTCACTTGTAGCTCACCCTTGTAAAAGGGATTTTTACCACGATAGATATTAACACGCTCACGCCATTGGTAATCGTAAGCCATCGTGACCTCTTGCTTAGGATTCACCGCCTGGAAGTATTGCAAGAAACGCTCATCCCCAGTTCCACCGGAGATAAACTCATCGCCCGTTTCTTCTCTAGCCACCTCGTCCGATATAATCTTTGCTTCACACACCCAGCTAGCATCGCGTAGGTTCTTACGCCGGGCAGACGTGTCAAACGCCAGCAAATAAGGATAAATCCTACGAATGGACGGATCACCATCAATGTTATCTTCTTCAAACAAAATCTCATGGTTAACCGCACCGACACCGCACTTAAGCATATCCGCAAACGCCTGGTTATTCTCAAACGTCTGCCCTGAATCGTGTTCAATATACTTACTAACCACTTGAACAATGTCTATTTCCTGGTTAGTGGCGGCATTTCGTGCGGTAAAATCAATGTCTATTGCGTTCTGAATCTGGAACCCCGACACAGCATCAACCACAGGGGCGGTTTTGTTGATGGTCTGCACAGGCATTTTAGCCTTTTCCTGTTCTGCTACGTCTTCTTGCAACCATTGGCCTGTACCATCATACACGCCGAATGAATCAAGCACTTCCTGTTCACGCCACCAGTTCCGGTCATCAAGGAATTGATTAATCCGTTTACGGAATACGTCTAATATTTCTTGGTCTTTCATCATAAAATAACAACCTTATAGTGTGTATATTGCGAGTGAGTGCTCAATAATACGGGGTTTATACCTATCTAGAGTAGAGTTAGTCGTATAACTGACTATAATTGAATTTCGGCCTATCGTCTGTCAGCGTTAAAGCTAAATACCGGAACGCGTCGGCACCGTGGCTTGACCAATCATGTAATGGCTTGGCGCTAAGAATGTGCTTCTCCTCATCCCATTCTGCGCGATATTGCTTGAGCGCGTCTATTCCTTCCTTGCATCGGTCTACGCTAAAGATACAGCGCGGCAATAGGTTACGGACTGCGCTAATACCGTCTTCAACCCGTAGCTTAGGGCATACCTTGAAGGTAATACCAAGCTTTTTAGCCTGATCTATGCGGGATTGCCCTGTGCCAAACTCCCGTGCCTCCATATCGTGTGGTGCATAGTGTGCGCCGTATGAGTAAGGCTTTCCTTTGAGGTATTCCGCCCATTTAGGCAAGCCCCATCCTGATTGTTCAAAGTAATCGATGATCCGCACCTGGTTGTTGCATACCTGATAAAACCACACAGCCGTGCTATCACCAATACCAATATCCCAAGCTGTGTTGACAAGATAGCTCGCATCATATTCAAGTGTTTTAATGCGTCCACTACGTCCAATATCCGCCATTTCTTTAGCGTAGTAAGCACCAAGGATAGAGCCGTTGAACGAGCAATAATACTCCTGCTGTATCAGCTCTTCCGGTCTACCCTCTAAGCGTAGCGCGTCGATCTGTTCTAGCGTCACTACTCCTGTGTCCTCGATGGTGCAAACCTGGGCAAACCAGGCAGGATTGGCTTTAGCCATCATCAACAGCTTGTAAAAATGATTCTCGCCCCTTGGTGTGCCGTTAAAGATAGCCCAGCCGTTATTTTCCAACAACATAGGCTCGACATACTCAAGCATGGACGGGCGCATCAGGCTATACTCAGAGAACACAGCTCCACGCACACCAGCACCAACAGACTTATCAGGGATAGCGTCAACCACCCGGATAACCGCGCCATTAACCAGCTCGATAATCATCTCTTGGTTATTAACACGCTTACGTAACTGATCGGGGATAAAGCCAAGGTAAGGCATACCATCTTTGGTGAAGCCTTCCCAAAGGGCTTTACGCCCCTGTTTTAACGTGGGAAAGATATACCAGTAAGCACCAGGCTTATCTTCAACAGCACGCTTTATAAGGTAATTCCAATCGCATAGGTCTTTACCAGCTCGACGGTGCCAGCACTTAATCGCCCGCTTAATCCCGTTATCCATCGCCTTGTATTGCGCAATCTGATAATCGCGTGGCTTGAAGTTATAAGGGATTGTTATCTCAGTGCCTTTTGGCTTACGCATCGTCTTCTACATCCTTATAACTCACCGTCTTAAAGGTAAACGTGCCAGCGTGTTCAACGTCTAATTTATCGCCGTATTTCTTGGGTTTCATCTTTCCCATAAGCCACTTTCTAGCTTCCATTCTCAACCTTGAACGTGCTATAGCTTCTTCGTTCAATGCTATATATGGCTGCCCGGTCTTTTGATTCTCTCGCTCGATCCAGTCATTTGTCGCATCGTCAACAATATCAAGGAGTTCCTCGGCAAAAGCTTCCGCCTGATGCTCCTTCGCGCGTGCGTATTGGTCGGCAAAATCAGGGTATTTTATACACCAATCCATGATTGTAGACTTATGAGGCATTCCCTCTTGTGCCTCGATATGGCGTAGCGAATACCCCTCTACAATGTACTTGCAAATGCTAGCCGCTATTTTCTCATTGTATTTGGTAGGCCTTCCCATAACTAAACACCTCTCACAATATTATACCACTTTTTTAACTGAATAGTGAAGAAAAAGTTTTATCCACTACAATTCAATCACTTACCTAAATATCCGTAATTTCCAATTGACGGATAGCAACCAAAGGTGCTATTCTACAATTATAAGAACAAACAACACGGAGGAAACCAAAATGGTAGGAAAAAATGTTGAAATGATAAGAGCTGAAGCTACAAGAGTAATAACTGGCAGAATACCAGCTCAAGTAAGAAAGGAGTTAATGGATGCAGTCAAAAAAGGAGAGTTGGGACGCTTAAAAAAAGATGGTCTGAAGCCTGAGATATTCTATCACCCAGATCATAAGCATGGGGCTATAGAAAGACAAATACGGGAAGCAGAGTATTCAATAAGCCTTATCTCTAAGGTTGTTGCAAAAAATAACCCAGAAGAACAAGAATATTTTATTAATTATTATCAGCATAGATAAATCATGACCATTAAAAAACTCTGGCAATACTACAAGTGGGATATAATGGCAGGGATTTATGGATGTGCTATCCTGATCCACGCCACGTACAAACTAATCGGAGAGGGGATATTATGAAAACCTTAAACTACACTAGCCTAGTCTTAATCGCTACCTTTCTGATTTCGCTCTGTTCAATCTTTATCTACTCAATGAACAAAGAGGGAATGCGGCTCTGTCAGGAAGCTGGCTATTCAAAAGAACAATGTATTTTAATCATGAGGTAAATATGAAGATACTAAAAATCACTTTTGAAAACCGCAACGATTTCAGCGCTATAATGGAGTGCGAGCACTGCCAACACACTCAAAAAAACAGCGCTGGCTACCATGATAATTACTATCACACTGTCGTAATCCCCGGCATGTATTGCAATAACTGCAATAAAAATAGAGCCGGAATCATCCAACCTAAGGAGTAACCACCATGTATAAATATATAATCATTCTATCCCTACTACTCCCCAACCTTGCCAACGCTGCAAGCTGTGGATTCCCACCATATCCACCTTTCGGATGCACCGGAAAACCTGTGTGTATCTGCACCGGGCAGCAATGCGAATGGATTTTTACACAATGTTCATAATTTAAGGATAATACCACCATGCCACGTAAGAAACTCACCAAAACAGATGAATATCTAGCAACCTTGCTGCGTCATTACCGTACTGTTAACGGATTAAGCCAAAAGGGGTTAGGGGATAGGCTTGGAATTAGTTTCCAGCAAATCCAGAAATACGAGAAGGCTAAAAACCAATTATCTGTTGCCCTTTTTGTGGAGTATTGTAAAGTATTAAACCTTGATCCGGTGAAGGTCATACAACACGTAACCGATATACCGGCCAAGCCCATAATACAAAACGAGAATAAGCACCTCTCTATCGTTGCGATTAACGCAAAGTTACAGACCTTACCAGATGAAAAGATTGAAGCTATTAAGAAATTAATCGAAACAATATGATCCCCTACCTAAAGACTAACCTAGCAAACTCAATACATCTGTGGTGGAATTCTTATGACCATATCGCATCCCTAGATACGGCAAGAAACACCACGAAATCATGCAAGCTTATCTAGAGGCAACTCTTTCTAATAAAGTTAAAGCATCATCTTGAATGGCGTTTCATATTCCTCGTTAGGCTCTACTGTATCTGCCCCCTTAGGTGAGACACACTCTAACCACCATTCACGTTTCTTGCGCTCTTCGCAATCATTTGGTAATGGCTGCTCAATAACTATAGGATTATCTATCCCTAAATATTCCATACGTCCCACACAATCAGCGCCAGGATTAGAAGCAAAAGAATAATTATAGCCATTGTCATTCTATAATCCATAGCCCTCTTCGAAATCTGACAGGTCGATGCGTGCCAATTCCTTAGTTCCAGGGCACATATCTCCAACCCCATCCCACAGCATATACCCCTTTCTGTCACCGTAAGGGTTTTCATAAACGTGCACAAACCCGCTTAAGCGCTTTGGTTTTGGCTTAATAGCAAAAGCATCGTTGTTTTTCTTATCTATCCAACCGACCACCTCCCATTCCTCTCCCGCCACATACCATCCCAATTCTACCGGTCGATCATTAGGATCAATCTTGGGCATTTTCCAATTATTTGGATGGATAGTATCTCTAAATTTTTGCGGTTCTGGCTCCTTGATCGCTTGGCCGATGATGTCTAGGGGATGAGCAAATCTATCAGCCCTTCCGTCTGACGTATAACCAACTCCGTATTCATCACAAAAACAGAATCTTTCGATACTCTCATCATGGTGTCTAATCTTCGTTGTACCCCCATTCCTCGTAGGATACCTACGGCCAACCTCAAGCTTGATTTCTGTCATATTAACCATCCTTTCCAAAACCAAATTGCCAAAATCATACCAGTAGCTACCCAGAGCCCCAGCCAAATCTTTTACGCATTTCCATCTCCATTCATTACTCGTTCCATCTCTTATCTCCACAAAATTAGGGAGCGATAAGCAGTAATCATGGTTTCCTTGATAGGGCAAACCTCTCACGTAGAGCTTTTAGTTCCTCCTCGGTATATTCCCGCTTCTCTCGCCAGGGGTTCTCATTCATACGGAAAGGCCAAAGAGCACAGGCAACTACCGGGCAATACAAAACCTCGTAAGGCTGATGACCAGAACAATCTAAGCATTTCTCACGGATAGCCTTCAGTAACGGCTTCTTCTCATGCCCAGCTTGAATCAACTCGTCGTTCGTCATTTCACGCGGATCACGACCAACCCGACCCCTCTTCGCCGTCTCGTCCGGCTTAGTCCCAGCAATGTATTGTTCCTGTTTTGACTCCATACTCTCCCACATATTTATGTTACCTCTCCAAAATATCAGGAGATGCTTAGTAAGTCAATAAGTAACTTCCCATGCTTCTCTCGTTCGACCTTTGCTTTAATTAGCGTTAAACCATCGATATTCACCTCTTTGCGCCTCGCTTGGTATTCGGCAATAGTCTCTTCGATATTGCTTTTCATATACTCAAGCCACTTATCCCTGATCTCTGTCATACTTCCTTACCCTTTTTCTCCCGTTCAACCTCTTCCCTTAACCCCATCTCAACCCGTTTGTAACACACGTTCGTCACATTACCACCAAACATCCTCGTATCGCAATACTGGCACACCAAACCAAGGATTTCCTTTCCGGTATCCTTGTTGATAGCCTTAATCCACTCGTGTTTCATGCCATATACTCATCTTCAAGAAACTTCATAAACGATCTAAGCACCCAATACACCGCCATTTCATCCGCTGTAGATGAGTGATAATGCATATCCCCGTCCTCATGCCCAAACGTGATTACTACCACCTGGGGTGGCTTGTCCTTGGCAATAGCTTCTAGCATCTTAGCAGCATCAATATCCAGTCTAGTCCAACCAGGGAAAGGGATTATGTTATTTGTCATGCGAACCCCTCAATAATTTACCAATTCTTACCGGATCAGCCTTTATAATATCCTGCAAATCCGTAGCAACCTTACCAGCCATTGCAAGCAATATATCGCTGTCAATATCAAGCAAACACGCCATTTTCACAATCTTTTCCTCGCCAGGAGGAGGGTAATCACCTCGTTCTATCTTGCTGAGATACGCAGGGCTTATACCCACCATCTTAGCAAAACCACGCAAGGTATAATCCTTTATACCACGGCGCTCCCGGATTAATTCTCCAAATTTCATGCTAATCCTCACATCCAATCATTAAACTTTTCTGATAACGCTTTACTTCCTCTTGTGCATCGTGCAACTCCTGACTGCCGCCGCGCAGCTTATCCATCTCCTGCCGCTCATACGCCGCAATATACGCCCTCTCTTCATCCGTAGTAAAAATATTATCAATCAACTGCTTCTTAAGCGAGATATATACAGCACCACTCAATTTCTGGGGCGGCGGGTCAATGATATTAACAATATCCGCCGGGGTCGGCATAGTGCTAGACCTACGAAGATGCTTTGCAAAAGCCTTACTAACTGTATCAATATCATAATCACCAAGCACCAACTGAAACGCACCAGCAATATTCTCTAGCTGATCCGTAGTCTTACCATACACATTCAACGAATCAAAGCACTGGGCAACCAAACTACATAACTGCATACCAGCCTTGGCATCTTCGCTAATAGTAGGCTTTAACGGTTCAGAAGCAATGCTTACTCCCTGCTGAGACGGCTCTGCCGCAATTTCTTTTACTGCCACCACAGGGTTATTATGCTGCACCTCCAGCTTGACCTTCTGCTTCTCCTTCACAGCAACTTCCATCCTGGCAAGGATCTTCTCTAATTCCATCATAAACTACCCCTTTATCTCGTAGTTCTTCATAACACCACGCATAGCAGCCTGCATAGCCTGCTGACTCTTGTTCAATGGAGCAACAGGCGGGTCAACTACAGAAGGATTCCTTTGTGGCTGAAAACGCTCCCAGTCAAACGCATTGCGGTAAGCAGCCACATAATCCGCATACCTCTTTCCATTTGCTTTGCAGTAGTTCTTAAACACCTCCAAGATTTCATGCTCATCGTGGTTAACGTATTTCCCTTGGCAACGCTTCTCGGTTAACCACTCCACAACATGATCCGTACTCAACTCATGTAATGTTATTTTTTTCTTTCCAGGCTTTTCTGGAATGTGAGAATCAGGAATCAATGAATCAGGAATCAGTAAGAGGGAATCAGCCGGAGTGGTCTGCTGCATTACTTGAGCACTCTGGTAATTTCCTGAAATTTCATGAGGTGACATATTTCCGCCATTTTCTGGTATAGGAGGGATCACCGAGTCTTTCTCATTCTTATGAGGGTTCTGGTGTTTGGTGAAATTGACAACCTGGATATAATTCTCTCCATTCACCGTGTACCGAACTATAAAGGAGTGATCATGTAATTCCTGGAGTAATCCAGTAATTTCTAGATTATCATAAGGAAGGAGTTGCGCCTTGATCCTTTTAGGACGATCTTCAAGCCTTCCTTCTTTGTCAGCCAACATCCATAACCCAGGGAATATATATCTCGCTGGTATTGAGCATTCTGCTAATTTGTCATTCTCATAAAGACCAGGTTTAATATTTCTTGAACGTGGCATATCCTTCCCTCAAAGGTGGTGCTGGTGTTATTCGGGAGCGGAAGTCACACGGAGGGCGTGAATTGAAATCCCTGACGGCCTTACGGTTACGTCACACCAGCATAAAACTAATTGTACTATGAAGGAAAAGTCCTTCCGCTATGAATAAATCTATTATGCCATACGCAACGTGAACGCGTCAACCATAAATTACAAATGAAAAAGGAGGCCGTAGCCTCCTTAATCACCTTATTAGATCAATCCGACCTGTGGCAGATCAAATAACCCCATACTCACAAATTGCGCTGATTCAATATTCTTAACTGCCTGATTATAGTAGGATTCCTTTAACTCACACCCTATAAACTTCCTACCCTTCTGCATAGCAACGTAACCCTCGCTACCAATTCCCATGAAAGGCGATAGAACTACGTCATCTGGGTTGCTCCACAAGTCCATTGCCCGTTCTATGACTTGCAACTGTAGGGGGCAAATATGGCGTTCGTCGTCATGATCCCTAGCGCTACGATATTGGAGCGTTTTGGAAGGATTAATATCCATCCAGACTGGTGATGCGTAGTTTTGCCATAATGACACAGGGAATGATTCGCCCGTATGAGTGATAGGATTAGGATTCTCCCCAGGTTTGCGCATCGTCACTAAGTAGTCAGGGATTCCTTGACGACTCATGGCCGAATCCTTCTTGATCTGCTTATGTAGCAATCCTAATGCCTTGGTACGCTGCATGGCAATCACCGGATCTTTCCAGATGCAGACCTCACTATGATAAATAAACCCTGCCGCTTGATACGCCCTAATAATATCTCCCCGAAAATCACGCAGACCAGTATATCCGTCATTCTGCTTGGATGTAGGTAGATTCATGCAGTGGATGGAAACTAAACGCCCAGGCTTATGGATGCGGAATTGATTCTCAATAATGAACCGGTAGTGATTCCAAAACTCTTCGTAAGTCTTGGAGTTACCAAGGTCACGGTCAGAGTTTGAATATGTATAAAGCGATGCAAAAGGTGGAGAAAATATCTGGAAATCTATTTTATCGTCTGGCATAGCCGCTAATATTTCGCAGCTATCACCGTGGTATAAGCTATAACGATCTGTGCTTACTTGATTTAATGTTTGCATGGTGATTATCCTTAAATGAATGATGGTTTTTTGAATGAAACGGTAGGATTATAGGCTATAGTTTGCCTAGATGTGGCGCGGATATTGTCACTTTGAAACACCGACATATGATCTAGCATCATCGCCTGCATTTCCTTAGACTGAGCATCCTTGCGCCGGATATTCGCCAGCACATTCCCCTCAGTTTCAGCAATAATAATATGCACATCCACGGGCTTCTTTTGCCCAAATCTCCAGCACCTACGGATTGCCTGATAAAACGCCTCGTATGAATCAGATAGACCAACGAAAGCCATCTGGTTGCAAGATTGCCAGTTCATGCCAAAACCAGCAATTTTCGGTTTACTGATTAAACGCTTAACCTCACCAAGCCCAAACCCTAGCAAACGCTCTGATTTCTGATCTGGATCATCACTACCACGAACCTCGATAGCATCATCAATATTGCGCTTGAGATAATCCGCCTCATCATTCCTATCGCACCAGATCAAGAACTGCCCCTCGCTCTTATTGACAATATCCGCGCAGAACTGACTACGTAGGTCACAGGTGTTTCGACGCTCGATAATGCGCTCTTGTAGGGTGTTAGCATGAACCGCGAATAAGAACCCGTCGCTAGGGGTATCTACCCTCACGATATGCTGGTGGTAGGTTATGGATGGGAGTGTAAAGCCCTCATCACTATATCCTAGATCACTTGGTTTGCTTATCATCACAGCCCACGAAGAAACCCACCGCCAGAACACATCTTGAGCGTGGCCTTTAATGCGCCATTTTGACGTTTCCCCACCATCATGCACAAAGAACATTGCAAGCATTTCAGATCGAGACATTACCCCCAGAAACTCAGCGTGATTGCCAAGCTCCATAAAATCATTAGGTGATGGTGTAGCAGTACAGGCCAGCTTGAACGGCGTATTAATAAACGTCTCGATGATTTTATCACGAATCTTGCCAGTGAAATTCTTTAAAATACTAGATTCATCAAGAACAACGCCACTAAACAGTGAAACATCTACATGATCAAGCTTATCGTAGTTAATGATCTGAATATCAGCATCACCACCATAATAAGATATATCCACACCCAGCTTTTTCCCCTCATGGATAGTCTGGTGAGACACAGCAAGCGGGGCTAGGATCAACACCTTGCCCCCGGTGTGACGGCATATGTTATTAGCCCACTCAATCTGCATGAAACTCTTGCCTAGACCGCAATCAGCAAAGATAGCTGAACGCCCAAGCTTCAACGCCCATTTAACAATATCCTGTTGGTAATGGAATAATTTAGGATTAATCACAGCATCGTCGATACCTTGCGGCACGAAACGGATCTGCTTATTTCTTAGAAAATCACTGTATTGCATAAGCCCTCCCAAAGGCTAGATTGGCGCTGGTGTCGGGAAGGCATAAGAGGAGATGTAGAAAACATCACAGGATGACTTGGAGTCCTTACGGATACTCCACACCAGCATAAAACTAATTGTATCGAGGGTAGAAACTACCTCTTATTATTCCCATCACTAGGATGACATGGCAAAGTCTGGGAGTCAACCAAATAATTTTAAAGAGGTCGAATTCGACGGGTTTATCTTGGTGCGAAAAAGTATAGCTATAATATACCTTTAGTGACCAGTCTAAACTGTGCTGGACTGGTACTCATAACTCAATCCCCAGCCACTTACCCAGTATATCCACACCCTCATTAGGCGTACGGAAGATTGCATACTTGACACCCTTAGCCTCCATGGCAGCCTGAAATGCCTCTTGCTCTAGAGATTGCGTAGAGCTGGCTGTAGATAGTTTACCAGTCTTGGTGAGTGTGTAACGCTTAGCCTCCATGAACCCATGCCCTGGTACACAGTAATCAGCCACACCAGGAGTTACCCCTAGGAGCTTATCCTTACCCTGTGCCCAAGCTTTAGACGAACGCTGATTGTTGGAGATGCAGAATATATCGTACTTGCCCAGCTTACCCCATAACTGAAGGTTCTGGATCAATCGCCAAAATGCCTTGCACATATCTTCTTCACTGCCGTGTATGTACATTATTTCTCCCGACTCTCTAACGCCTCCCACAACAATAACACAATAGAATTAGTGGCGCTACGCCGCTCTCTTTTCATGAAAGCCTGTAACTTCTCCCATAAATCTACCGGAATCCTGAATGTCAAAGAGCTATTCATATCTAACCCAAATTAATTGTTGACAACCCACTTTAACCCAGATACTATTCACTAGTCAACGAGAAACGGAGGGTGATAATGCTAGAAAAGTTTACACCAGAGCAGAAACTAGAGCTAGATAAGCTTCTTGATAGCAAGAATATGTCAGACCGTAAAAGCGGGCTTAAGAAACCCGACGGTACGGATAAATTATTATACTATATCACCACTCACCATGCAATTTATGAGGCCAATAGAATCTTTGGTTTTGATGGATGGACAAGGGAAACAGTGTACTGCAGAGAAGTATGCCGTTACGATTATAACGGGAAAACCAAAGTTGGATATGAGGCAAAAATCAGAGTAACCGCTGGCGGTGTAACCAGAGAGGGAACTGGTCACGGGCAGATGGTTTGTTATGATCTGTTCGATGCTATAGAGAAGTCGGCGAAAGAGGCAGAAAGTGACGCAACGAAACGCGCATTAATGACATTCGGGAATCAGTTCGGATTAGCCTTATACGATCCTAAGCAAGAAAATGTAGTGGATCATGAGGCCGACGCGAAAGAAGAAGAGGCAAAGAAGAAAGCCGAATTAGAAGCTGAAAAACAAAAGAAAGAAGCAGAAGAGAAACGCAAAGAAATGGTAAAGAACCGTACCGAAGCTGAATGGGTGGAAATTGCCAACCGTTTCGAGAAGGCTGTCAAGGCATGTACCACCATAGCAGAGTATAACGCCCTTGCTGAGAAAGCATCCACCACATTGAAAGAAATGCGTGAGCATGCAGAGATAATTGCCGACCAAGTTACCGATATTGCTAAACGTAAACAAACGGAGTTGTTGAATGTCAAATGATGAGATGACGATGCGGGATCAGTTCGCTATGGCAGCGTTACAAGGGATGCTTGCTAATGCTCAGATTGCTAAATCAGTGACTAAGTATAGCCTTGATTTCACTTTTAATCAGGAATGGCACGCAAATGCTTCCTATGCCTTCGCAGACGCTATGCTCAAAGAAA